ACTGCCCCGGAATGAAACGACGACCCGGTGTCTTGTCGAGACCATCCGCCCGGTGACCAGTCTGAGAACGATTGGTCGTTCGCATCGCCTTCTGATGCGAAGCCCGAGGGACAACACCATTCATACCCTGGGCACGACCGAGGGTCGGGGGGCGACGCTCGGGAAGGTACGCAGTCTTCTCTGGGTGATTGTAGCTCACCACACCAATCTCTGCACGGCGACCACCCTTCGTGTCGACGGCGGGACCGGAACGACCGGGTAACGTGGTAAGACGATACGCACCTGTGTTAATAGGATTCACTCGGAAAACCTGTTGGTAGCCACCAGCCGACTCGACGTCGGCACCGACACCGAGACCTGGGCCGACCAACTTCTTTTCGACTGGGGAAAGATTGTTCATCCGACCCTGATCATAGAGACGACCACGCATGTCGAGAAGTTCTTGACCACCGGTCCTATTTTGTGGAGCGATAACCGAGAAGGAATCGACTTCGGATTTACGATCAGTGAATGGATCAGAGAATTCGATTTCTTCATATTCGGTATCATATAATTCTGGCTCCTTCTCCACAACCTTTTTGGGTTGCTCTGGAACTTCACTCAGTTTACGACCGGCATAAATGAGACCGGCGACAGCCAATACGGACACGGGGTCTGCCATTCTTACTTGATGATAACATTTTTATTGGGGTAAATATCTCTGGTTAAACATACTGTTCTGGATATAGGCACGCGTACTGAGTGGCTCATAAGTGCGGGTACGAAGAGGCACCTTGCATGCTACATCATTGAGAGGGAAGAACCCACTTTCATGGGGCTTGACGACAACCTTGTTGAAACGAGTCGTCGCTTGGGGACGAAGTTGGTCACTCACCTCGATGTGTTGAGCTGGGGAACCCTTGCCCGCCATATAGGGAGCAGTCCCGAACACCATCGTCGAAGGACGACAGCAGTAATTAAGGGCACTGGGTTGTGGGTACACGAAAACATCATCAGTCGCCTTGTTAGTGGGAACACCACCACCATTGACGATGTTCAGTCCTGGTTGGAGTTGATACGCCATTTATTATTACGTGAGAAAATTAAGCTGAATGACCAGCCCTCAAACCGGAACCCCTGTGCATACCCGTTCGCTTACCACTGGGATCCAGACCCCCGAAAGCTTCGAGCTGAACACCACGGGCATTGGGGCTACAGAAAGTTCCATCCGTCTTGCACATGGGTGCCATTTTCTTACCATAGCACCATTCCGCGAAGCCGGTCTGGTCACCTGCAGCAGTGGTCACGGGATTCGAAACAAACTGCCTGGCCAACGCATTAGCTTGATACTCGGGAAGAGCTGTCCTGGAACGACCCGGGGCGTACTTGGTACGCCTCTCAAGAGAATCACTGATACCGTTTCTAACAGAGGAATGATAACAGGCCGAAGGACGATCTGGGCGATCCACGAAATCCGACAATAACATGTTACCCATGGGATTGTCATCCGTGGGCAACTGACAGTTGGGGTCAGCATCGTCGGTGACCATCGTGGGGCGAGCAGACCCTTCCTTGACCATGTCAGAGTTGTACATGACATACAGCACACCAATCACGGTCGCAGCTAAAACGAAGATCCGAGGATCTCGACGAATCAAATAGATAAAGCACGCAGCGTAGATGATAAAACGTGAAGCAGCGTTCACACGTTCTGCCGCTGTCTGCTTGTTGGTGGGCCAGAACTGCAGAACCTTTTCGCGATTAATGAGTTCTTGTGGGTTGTCAAACCAGACCTTCATTTATATAGGGTGAGTTTATTTTTTCATCATGCTGCTAAACATGCTCATGAGAGCCTTCTCATCAATCTGACCGTCACCGGATTGCATCTTGTCGGCACAATCCTTGGCGACGGACTCGATGACGGATAACGTCTCTTGGGGGATTGCAGTGATGGTCGTTCCGAGCATGTAAAGCGTCTGAAGGTACTGCCACACAGCACTCTTCGTAGCATCAGACATCTTGTCCTTCCAGTACTCCTCGATGTTGAGATCCTGGAGAAACTCAATACCCTTGATGTCCTCGGTGAAGAACGTCTCGTCCTTCTGGGTAATCTTCTGGGCGTACGCACCTACACCACCCATGTAGGCCTCGACACACTTGCGAGGGTTCGTAGACTTTAGAAGATCGAAGGAAGTCATGAACTTCTTGATACCCTTCTCGTTGGGGAAGGTCTTATGCAATTCCACAAGAAATTGACCCATCATATCATTGAATGCCGATACGGAAGCCATATTTATAGTAACTTGTGTGGTTTAATCTTTAAGTTTAGAAGGGCTCACTCGATATGACTTCCCTCTGTGCTAAACCATTCGCGACGATAAAGTACACGAGAATGGCATTGAGCACAGCGGGCTTGACATAGCTGCTATTGGGGAGTTTTCCTTCGTTGTTGATTCGAGCCTTGGCATGAATGTAGCCAGCCGTGATCGCGGCCGCGATGAGACCGGCCCACATTGGGTCGCGAAGATAGTCTGAGAGTTCCATTTAATTATACCCAACTTTTTTTGTTCTCTCATCGGCAGCATCATCGAAGAAGACGTCATCTTCGCCTGTTGGTTCCGGTTCAGGGTCTGGAGACTGGACACTGTGAATCGTCTTGAATTCGTTGGCAAGACCGCTGGGTTCGGTCGTTGGATCGAAGGGTGGGGGTGCCTCTGGTTGGGTCTCGACGATGGGCTCGGGCTCCGGCTCCGGCTCCGGCTCGGGATCGGGCTCCATCGGGGGTTCGTCATACACATCGGGGTCTTCGGTGTCGGCAAGTTGCTCATCGTCATCGATGTTGATGTTACGATCAGTCTGAGACATGTACGTCTGAAGAATCTGTTGAACGGGAATCAACTCCTTGACAGTGTTTTCGATGCAGATGGTGATTCGGTTGTAGAGTTTTTCGTCGCGGATGTGTTCAGACTGTTCTTCATGATAGATGTAGGGGTCTCTGTACAATTCTTTCGCGACATTATCGTAGCACGTCTGAATGAAGACTTCGTTGGTGGGAACCTTCAAGGAAATCTTTTTGTTCTCTGCCCTGAGACGCACAGATGAGAGAATCTTGACACAACTGACGAATACCGCAGCCAAAAGATCCCCGAACCATGCACAACGGGACGTGATGTTATCACTGTGACGCTTCGACATCGCGTTACTCCAGTTTGGAACTTCCTTGAGTAGTTTCTGGAACATGATCAAAACCTTGCGACCCTTGGAGAGCTTGTTAGCCTCTTCATACATTTCGGCGAATACTTCAATGATGGGAGGACACATGACATGAGAAAGCTGTCCAAGGTATTCCTTCTTGGCTTCAACTAGAATTCCAAGTGGTTCAGACATGTTATACTAAAGGAGGATACAAAAATTATCAAAACTACTACGCACCACTTCTATATTTATTAGCCATCTTTTTGAGATTGATGAAGGAAGGTAGATCACCATCATCACTCGGAGTCTCTGGTATTTTATCCCTCTGTTGAGAAGACCATGTTACACATAGATCAATTTGGGATAGCACCTGTACCCTGAAACCACCGAGTTCGAGTTGTCTCTTTAGATATGTACATGCATGAGAACGATCAAACGTTGGGAATCCAAACACTACAGATGGTACACGAAGAAATACACATTTACCCCCCAGTTCAACGGTGTGGCGTATTTTTCTAGAAAATTGTTCGTAAATTTTCTTGTACAGTTCCTTCTTGTTCTTCTTTCTACTTGATTCAATGTTTACTATTTCAGAAACATTGATCATTATAATTACTGTAATTTAATTTTCGCCTTTTCTAACTCAGCGACGGTCGGGACGACACGCTCTTTTACTAGCTTGTACTGAAAGAATTCTTTAGCCTTCACATCACTTTCTTCGTAGGGGCGAGTGTCGCCGGGGAGTTCGACATCGATGGGTTGCCTGGTAGATCCGATAACCTTGACAATGGGCTCAACGCGTACATCAACCGTGACGCTAAAACCAGACACGAAGTCAACTTTCGAAATCACCATAAACATGCATCGATAAAAGTAGTCATTCGTTTTAGGGTGTTCGAACTTCTTCGCCGCGATCGTTTCGATGATGTAGGTGGGCTTCTTGTACTTCTCAGACACATGCTTGTTTGTCGCCATCACAAGCTTGTTCATCAGGTCGTGTCCAATCTCAGCCTTCTTTTCGACGTACTCGTCAATGTTCATCATCTTCTCGACTTCCTTTTCCCGCTGGGTCTTTTGTGTTCCTGGAAGAAACAGAACAACCAGGGCGATCGCCAGAGCGATGAGAATGTAGACACTGTTCATTATTACTATATGCGTTAATTTTTTTTCAGAAATAAATGAGATATTTATAGTATGTCTCTTCTGGTATATAGTCCAAACTGTCCCCACAGTATTGATATTATCGAGTACGTAAAAAACAATCCTCAACTCAAGCAGTTGATAAAGTTTCACAACATCAACACACATGGTATCCCCTACAACTATAAGTCGAGCATCAATAGGGTGCCGACCATGTTGACGAAGAATGGTAAGCTTCTTGTTGGAAAAGAGATCAAGAACTGGCTGACATCTTTGCTACCCAATAATGATCTTTCACATCACGATTTCGGTGCCTTTGGAACATCAATGTCTTCCATAGACGGCAAGGATTCTGATGACTCGGTGTTCAGTCTCGACAATTATGGTGTTTCTCTTCAACCGGCGATGACCAAGGAACTCGAAGAGAGGATTAATCGCAGCGTGAATGAAGCATACAATAATATAAAGAGTTAGTTCGCCTCATCTGTAGTCATGAAACTTGTAACGATTCAGGCCTCGGCTATCAAGTCGACATTTGAAGTTCTCAAAGACATTCTCAACGACGTGAACATCTATTTCAAGGAAGATGGTGTGTATATCACCAGTCTAGACACTGCACGAGTCGCACTCGTGGATGTCTTTCTCGCAGCTGAAAATTTTGATGAGTATGAATGTACACAACCAATCATTGCAGGAATCAACATCACAAACACCTTCAAACTTCTCAAGACGATCACCAACAATGACGTTCTTAAACTGGGTGTGAGCAGTAAGGAGTTTATGGATATCGAAATTCGTAGCGACGCGAAAAAGACGACGACCCAGTTTCAACTGAAGCTACTTGACATCAACGAAAATCGTATCGAAGTTCCTTCTCAGGATATGACGACAGTGACAACGATGCAGTCTGCTGAATTTCAACGAATGTGTCGTGACATGTCCAATATCGGCGGTACGATTGAAATTATACGTGACAAGAACATCCTGAAACTGAAGTGTGATGGCGATTTTGCCAACCAGGAGACGGCAATTGAGTGTGTTGAAGAAAGTCCATATATTGCAGGTTCCTACTCATTGAAATATATGAACACCTTTACCAAGGCGACAAGCATGTGCTCTTCTGTCCAGCTCATGCAAGAACCAGACAGTAAATTTTTAATCCTAAAATACAACGTCGCTGATCTAGGTGACCTCAAGTTCTATCTCGCGTCTAAGGTATCCGAAGACTTGTAATCTCATCCTCATAACTTGAAACAATCTTTGACATTCCGATCGCGTTGGTCAATTTAATTTTGGGGTACAACTCTTTCAAATCCATCGGATCATAACGTAACATGTCACGAATAGGTACGTCTTCTCCGTGAAAATCACTCTTAGGACCTGCATACTTTCTAACCTTACTCGTGATGTCTCTCACAGGTTTATTATTATGGTCAAGAAGCATAGCACTCGTGAGTGGTATGTTGAACGATATACCATCATTCATAGGAGTAGGCCAGTCGACGTCAACCTTCTTAGTAATAAATTTGTACTGTTTATTTCCATACCAATACCGAATCCGAAGAATGATATTGTACACATTTTCCGGAATCCGTTCTTCGTGATATGACACGCCCGTCACGTCAACCCAATACCCATCCAACACCTGATCGTCCCACGAGCGAGACTCGCGGTCCCAGAATCCACCTGTTTCCACCTGATATTCTTTATTGTGATCGACGGAGTACTCGAGGGACCGACTTTCAATCTTAAAATCGGGTTTGTCAGTGAGTTTACGGTAAAGACTATAGGCCCATATTATGAGATTACTTAAAAGATTACGAATCATTTATACTAATGGAAGGTAACTTTTTAAGTAGATATAAAAATAAATTAGCACAGTGGTCCAAATCAATCGAAGAAGATTCAGAAAATAAGTCTCGCTACGAATCCGAGATGAGTGATTACATCATCAAGTGCATGCCTTATATGAATAGATACGTCGAGGATGCAGAAGAAGAGACAAACACTGACAATGTATTTAACGTTATCGAGACGAATGGTATCAAACGTAAGGATATCTTCACGGACTATCTCATAGACGTCGAAAAGAAAAACATATACAGACACGTCCAAAAAGAGGAAGAGGTGTGTCCACAGTGTAGTTATAGCAACATCATCTATTTCAGTGATACGAGTGATGCAGTATGTGACTCGTGTGGACTTGTTGTTTCTATACTTACCAACGAAGAACCGACATACAAAGAAGAACAAGAAATCTTTGAAAAAATTGTCAACTATTCGTACAAACGCGAAAACCATTTCAATGAATGGTTGAGCCAATTTCAGGCTCAAGAGATGACAACGATACCACCCGAGGTCGTTGAACAGTTGCGGGCCGAGTTCAAGAAGATGAAAATTAAGAAGCTCGATGAAATTACACATA